ATTGGAGGCGATAGTTCCTCCAATAAAACCAGACATCATTGAGATGACTAGCAACCAGAATAACTTGTTACTCTTATTATAGCGCGCTATAACAAAAATACCAAGAAATCCAATTAGAAACGTTAGAAGATTTAACATAGTTTCAATTGTTTTTTGAGGTTATTACGAGTTCTGTACAGACATGACTTTATAGTTCCAGCTGGTACATTTATCGCTTTACTAATTTGAGATACTGTCATACCATCTTCGTAGTACAATTTGACGATCTTTTTTGTTTGTTCTGGTAAATCTTCAAGCATTTCTATAAGTGCAATATAAGTCGATGACTCGCTTTCATCTATAGTGTCACGAATGTTTGATAATTGTATACCATTACTTTGATCATCTATTGATATTGCTTTGTTTTTCAACGTACGCAAATAATCAATGGCAGTATTTTTTGTTAATATTCTCAACCATCCTCCAAATGAAGAATAATCTGTGAATTTTGAGAGTTTTTGATGTACTTTTAAAAATACAATATTAGACAAATCTTTTGATTCGTCTATATCTTTAAGATATGTGTATAGTAGACTAACTACAAAATCTTTATATTTTTTGTACAACAAATTAAATGCTGGTTCTTTACCAGCTTTGGCATCTTTGATTATCCCAATTTCTTCTAGAGTAATTTTGGGTGTGTTCATAATCAAACAAATTAAAAAGGCAACTCATCATAAATCAGAGTAATTAACTCATGATTTACATTATTTTTAAGATTCGTAAAAATTTGCACATTCTCTATGTCTGTCAAGCTGTCTACTTTATTCAACATACTAGCAGCTATGCGCAATTTTACACGAGTTGTAATTTCTGAATCTAAACCAAGATTGAGTATAATATTTCTATTTACCCAATATAACCAATTACATAATTGAGAATTTGTTAATGCTTTTTCTTTATTAAAAGGGGCTATACATATAGAACTGTGTTCTATATCATATCTATACAATTCCCATATTCGTCGTAATTCATTATATTTGTCATTTAACAAATCTTGGTTTAGATAACGATTAAATGGACCATTAAATAACATGACAACCTTCATTATCAAACTCATTAATGAGTTTTATTATTTGATCCATTGATACTTTGTATTCGTACATTAAAGCACGAATAATTTTAGATGAAGATACTCCACATTGTACCATACGATAATAAGTATTTCTTAAAGAAAGTCTTTCGTCGATACCAAGATCCAAGCATCCATCTGTTTTGAATGACGTTTTTGGAAACACATTTACATTAATTTCCTTTAACATGGTAAACTTCCACTTATCACTAAACAGTATTATACTATTTATGATTTCCTTGGGAGCTTCTTTTAGAGTATTACCCATTATTAATGGGGTTAAATAGATCGATTTACCCAACTCTAATGTTGGATACATACCTGTGATTTTTATTAAAACCACATCATAATCTCTTTGAGCTATATATAACCCTGGAGATTCTGGAAAACCTTTAGTAATCATAATAAATCAGAATGTTTTTTAATGAATTTATATAGTTTAGTATCAATATTCCATCGACTTTTAAATTCTTCTTCTGATAAAAGATCTATATCATCTGAAAAATATAAAGAATATCTTGCAAACCATTTTACCCATGAATTTACAATATTCCAATATTCATATTCTTCTGGATTATTTGCTCTAAAACAATCATCATTAGATACAGTAGCCATAAATGGTAATCTAATACCATCTTTATTTTTATGACCACTTATAATTTTACACATTTCTGTTTTATATGCTTTATCTTTACCTCGTATATGTATATCATATACAAGATCTATCCATTTCTTTTTAGCCTTACACCATAATAATGCAAGATTCCATATCGGTATTAACCGATCGTGTATCATACCTCTATATCCTACCATATTAGTATCATTTTTGAAGAGAAGGGGAGAATCGAACTCCCACAACTCCATAATTAGTACTTCTCTTAACCATCCTATTTTTTCAACTGACTCAAGGAATTGTCAGGACTTACAATCACGCTACGTGAGTGTAGTCAACAATGTTATTGTTCTGATTTATTGAATTCTGAAATCTCGTATTTACTTCCTTTATATGTCAAAACCAAGCATCCCCCTAATAGCAGTTTAAGGACATGCTGAGGTCCCAATCATGCAGATTGAACGTAGGGGTGGAGATGGAGGGAATCGAACCCTCGTCCATATAAATTAACTCATACTCAAACGATTTCATTTAGTACTATGAAGAATTGATCAGATTCATCATAGTTGTGTAAACATTAATACTACAACATATACAATATTAATATCATAAGTTAGCTACTCTTAATCAATTTATATTATATACATTATAGTATTTTATGTTATACATAATATTTATGTTGTAATGATGTTCTGGTTCTAAGACTCTTGAACTTTACAAACTTTTAACACTTTGACAGTACATTTGGGTAGTTTCACTCCATCCAAACTACACGACTCGAGGTTCACAAATGTTGATTGTTGATCTAGTGACATATAGTTTATTCTCCCTATGTTGAGAGTTGTTTTCCCGCTGACTCTAAGGTTCTTTAAGCGTTAATGTCAATTCATTAATATTATGTTCGCAACGCACACACTTCGGCTTTACAGGTCTCTGGAACTAAAAAAGTGTCTGATTCGAGATTCTGCACTTTGGAAATAGTGGTTTACCAACGATTACGTCCATAAATTGGATTATCCCATACATTATCGTAACACCAATAATCTGGGAATTTCGTTTGGAGTTCAGAAACTTCTTCCTGAAATACCTTATCTACTTCTTTGCGATCCTTGTTTGCTTGATCGCGAAGCTCATTACGCTTTTTCTCATACCCGGTTGGAGTAAGAGTTCCAGGTATAAACTTACCTTTGTCGTCTTTCTTGCCTACAAGACCGAACAACAACTTTTGTGTATCGGTTGCAAGCTTCTTATCAATCATTGCCAAACGGCGCTGATTACGAAGACGAAGTACAGTCTTCAAGTTATTATACTCAGCTTCCTTAATAGCATTCTTTGCTACACGAATTTGCTGCTCTTCTTTAGATTTTGCAATCTCTTCAAGAGCTTTTTCGTTTACAGATTGTGATACAAGGTTACCTTTCTTAAGATTCTCGAATGTTGTATCGAGATCATTGTTCTGTACTGGTGTTGTCTCTACCTGTGCTGCTGCTGCAGCTGCTTTTTCTTTTGCCATTTTGATAATGTTTTAAATTGTTAATTAACTATACTAACCTATCTATATGATCGGGTTAGTTACGATCGTCTTTTATAGGGTTGGAACAAATCCAACCACCTAAAATCTTTTTTGTTACAGGTCTGTTTTCACCAAATGATTGGCAATACACACCTTTTGGTATACTCATTAGAGCTTTTCTAGCATTATTTGCTTCTTGCTCTGTGGAATACCAACAAGAAGTAAATAATTTCTTCTTGTTTTCTTTTCGTCTTTGATAGACATCTATTCTATACATAATCGTAAGAATTTTCATCTTCGTCGTCAATACCGTCAAAGATGTGTTGTTTACTTTGTCGTTTATAAGGTTTTACCTTAGCACGGCGTTCAAGTCTCTCAATAGAATCGTGATTAATGCGATCATTCTTTGATCTTGCCATTTTCGTCAAATATTCTTTTATAAATTTCTCTTAAAGCAGCATCTTTCTCTTTAGTGTAAGCCCATGCTTCCGCATGTTTTGTATTTCTAGGACCTCCTTGACCCAATATCTTAAAAGCTTCTAAGAATTGTTTGTCGTTTTTGGTACATCCTATTGTCTTACTTCTATCGAGAACTGACATTAATCTTGTAGATAGATTTATTGCAAACAACGGTACTGAGCAATTCATATCGATTATGTTACCAATCGTTTCAATTGCGTCATCACACGGTTTGCATTTTTCTACGGCGTCGTTGTTAGATGCAACTCTCGATATTAGTATTTTAGTAATATCGTTTTCATCTAATTCATAAACAGATATTTTTTCTATATCTGCTTCACACCATGTTGAAATCTCTCTTGTAATTCTACTTACGATGTTGTTCGGTATACTATTACCGTTGAACAACACAACCATTGCTCTATTCTCCATCTTTTTCAGTATTTAATGTATCAGGTATATAATTAGACATTTGATCTTCTTGTATATATTTATATACTTTATTATAAGATTCGTTGTATTCTTTAGCAACTAGTTGTTTAGTTATAACACCATACTTTCGATATACAACGTCTGTTATCTGATTTAATACCTTTATGTCTATGCAATTAATAATACTGTCTGTTTTCCAATCCTCACGTTCTTCTACGGCATTGTCCATAAAGTCTTTAGGATTTTCAAACGTTTGTGTTTTAATTGCATCTAGACATGCTTTTACATAAACCATGTCTTCTCTGGTAATAGATGAAGCGATTTCATCATTTTGTTTTACTTTATGGTCACATGATGTTGCCATAAAGCCAAATACTAAGACTGCTATAAACGCTATAGTCAGCCATAAAAAATTTTTCTTTTTCATTTTTGATAAATGTTTAAAAGATTAAATAAATGTTAATTAACTCTATTATGTATGTCCATCAACTTTCTATTGGACTTTGGACCAACACGGAAAGAGAACCGTGGTAGTTTTAACATACAGCGGGAGACATGGTTTGATCCCATGCTCCCATTGTTTTTATATTTGTCTTAACCAATATCCAAACTTTACAAACATATATTTATCTCGATTTTTGTTTATAATTTTGGATATTTTCAAGCACAAATCTTCATTTATACCTACAAACAAGTTTGACCATCCTCTTGAAAATGTAACATTTTTTTGTAACCACAACTCAATTTGTAAAGGTGTTGCATCTTGAAATATATATGATAATATTTCTTCTATATTATATTTTGTCTCTTTCATATCTTCAACACCAAAGATATAATTACCTTTATACATTGATAAATAGTTATCAATTATATCTGTATTTGTATCTTCATTAGATGTACCATCTATTTCTTTTACAAGATTGATTACTTTTTGTAAAGCTGCACCATAACCATCTTTGTAAGCTGCTTTTATTTGATCTTTAATAGAATCACATTTTTTATGTAAATCTTTAATTTGATTTCGGAGAGCACATATTGTTTTATCAGATGAATCTAATTTATGCTCTAAATTGTTGATTGTGTCTATTAACGCACCAATATGTGTTTTAATATTCGTATCCATATTTCTCTCTATATTGATTATATTGTTCTGGACTTAAGAAGTAATTTTCATTTTCTTCAGAACACTCATACATGTCTGAATCAATTTCATAATCACTACTTGATAATACACACACCCAATCGGAATGGGATAAGTCGTATTGACTTAATTCCCATTCGTTGGTTTTACAAATAGCTTTCAGTTTTCGTACATCTGCATGAAAACGTCTAGTCATTTGTTCATTAGTACTATACCTCTTTCGCATACCCATTTATTATTGCAGTCGCTGTTATTTTAGCAAGATTTTCACAAGCTTCGGTCATTTTGTTCCATTCTTTAATACAATCAACAATTATTTTTATTTTGACTCTAAGAATAGATTCATTAGTTACATTTTTAAATTCTATAATCAATTTATTATCTTTTATTATTACATGTATTAATTCTACATAACTACTTTGTGGTAATACTCGATCAAGAATTTGTTCTACAAAAGCTTTTGGATTGTTAACTGTACGTCTTAATGTTATATTTCTCATTTTTGATAAACTTTAAAATTTAAAACATCTTCCTCAGACTGGTTAGGTCTGTCATAATTAGCTTTATACTTAATAACACGAGAGAGAACACCATCCTTTTTACGTTTAAGAATGGCGAGATTACATGAACATTTAAGTTCACAACATAATATCATATAATCAACAATAGATTTTGAAACTTGTATAGCTTCATTACAACCTTTATATTTATATATCATGAAGTTTCTTTTCTCCATCATATAAATAGTCGAGATGTTTTTGTTGATTACAGGAATTGTATCATATTGTACGGTTTGTTTTGTTGTACGATATGATTGTGCTGAACACTTGTTAGCACTAATTAACAACGCGATAACTATTAATACTAAAATAGCTAGCGTTTTAGCACATCTGTTTTGATATGCATCGTCTTGCGTTTTCATCTTCGGATACTAATTTTGCGAAACAATTTGGTGGAATAACTGGATGGCAACCGCACATATATTTACATGGGTCTTTTATTGGGTCGGCATTACTATTCCACCAATAATTAAATACTTCACACACTAAACATGGAGATAACATGGTTTGTTTTCGTACTTGCCATGTTAATCCGTACAATTTAAACAATTGTCCATTTTTTAATTTTTTCATTTTGTCACAATAAATTTACCACACCAACCATTATATAATCTGCCAAGAGCTTTTGCACGTATTAATGCGTTAGTTCCGTCTAGATTATTGAATAACATCATTGAGCACCCATCGTGTTTGAAATATACTTTCCAACACTTTTCATCCCACTTATTCTTCTTCGGTGGATTCACTTGGTTCTGAAGCATATAACGCTTCGAGCGATTCTTCTTCTGGTCTTTCATTTTCTACTATCCATTTTAGGTTGATTAATACTTCATCATGACAAATGTCATACGGTTGTCCACGATACATATTTAATGTATCCTGTGTAACACTTTGAAAACGTCCTTCGATGAAAGTGCCTGGTACACGTGGTTGAATGTCACAAAGTTGGTCATTCTTGTCGAACAATGCTTCCACTGTGTACTTAGCATCTTTTGATACAACTGCAATTGATTTGCGCTTCTTCATAATTATTACCTCTGGGCTGAGGATTTACTTTAATGCCCTAAATTCCTATTTCTATAGGCAATATTCTCATTTTAACCAGCTGCTACTATTATTCACAGTATTCAATAGAGACCTAAGGAATGTATGAAGCAATTAATGCAAGGATTAATGCGGGTGTTATTATTGCAAATATAATACCTATTATTAGGTTTGTACAACACAATATAAGTGATATAAATATGTATAATAAAAAACCTATTAATCCACATATAATTGTTACTAATACACTGATAAATTTTTTTAAATCGAACATATTTTATAAGGTTATCGTCAGACTATCAGGATTCGAACCTGAAATATCAGAACCAAAATCTGATGTGTTGCCAATTACACCATAGTCCGATAATACAGCTATTCTCACGAACCACTGTATTTAAAGCATCTATATAATGGATTCTTTAGTGTCTGACTCATACGAGTTTCGTCTTAATTTTCAAAGACTCATCAGAGACATTTTAAACGTACACCTATTCTCACGAACCAGTGTACAAACATTCAATTATGCCATTATTTCTTTAAAAGACTATCAATATCTGCACTTTGTGTCCAGAAATCAACACCTTTGTCGGTTTCATCAAAACCATCACCCGTTGAATCTACTTCTGTTAAATAGATATCAATGGCAGTGGTTCTGAATTGTTCATACGCTTTGATTATAGCGTCTTTTTGACCTAGTTTAATTCTAAGTCTTTCTACTTCTGCATGGTCTGTTACTTGGTAAGAGCAACATGACATCATACATAACATTGTCATGACAGTTAGTATTGTTTTCATTCTTCATCTCCTTTATTAAAACATTTATTCCAATTTTTATTAAACTCACAGAAAGATAACATGGATATTACCCACATCAACCCTATTACTGTGTATCGGAGACCTGGTTCAGCGTTCTCATAAAAACTATAACTAACCATTAATAATAGTGCTAATGCACCACAACAGGCTGCAAATGTCAACCATAATACTAATTCAAAGTACTTCATATTTAATTGATTTAAATTTATTTTGTACGAATTTTAGGCTATTTACGTAAGTCTTGATTACCGTCCCAGCACGTAGCGACCCCCCGCCGCCGTATGGCAGCAAGGAGTGCTCGTGAGCAAGATTAGAGTGTTGAGCCGGCTTGTGCAGCCGCTTGTGTTTCTACCTGTGCTGCTGTCTGTGGTACAGCTACACCGGGTGTTGAGACAGCGCCTTCTACATTCCAACGTGCCGCATCGCTCGGATTGAGTACACCTTCTTGTGCTGCAACCTCAAGAGGAAGGTAGTTGCGAAGAATGTTGTCCAACATCTTTTCAGGCTCGAAGCCTGCAACAGGTGCTGAATCCTGTGCCGCTGTTAGATGACGTACAAGTACGTAGAACGTATCATAAAGCTTTACATAGTTTGTACCTGTCTGCGTAACCCATTCACCTGCTGCATGATTGTTCAACGCTGTCCTGTATTTCATACAAACAGGACGTGGTAACTTCATCGCACGATACTCGCAGTTTGGAACATCGAGAAGATTGTCCTCGAATGCACCATACTTCATTAGAGCTTTGAGCTCTGTTTGGGTGAGTTCGTAGTGATTGTTAGGTGCATTGGTAATCTTCGTATTCATTGCTGCAATCTTGTCAGGTGTGTTATCAGGAGAGCATACATCAATGACAGCATCGCGTAGAACAGGGTCTGAACCTGCACCGTCGTGCTGTATTGTTGAATTTACAGACATCAGACGGTTTGCTTTGCACACGAGGGTTAAGTTCATTACGAACTTGTTCTCATCATTCTTTGGGTGGCTAACACTAATCTTTCGAATTTGATAATCAAGAATTTCCATAATGTATAATATTTAAAGGGTTGATAAATTCGTGTTTATAAGCCATAAGGCTATATATTAATAGTAATGCTCGCATGTGATATGTGAAATATCACGTATGCGTAGGAGAGGTGAATTGTCCCCCCTCAGCGTATTACTATACAACATGCTATTCGTCGCAATGTTGCAAATCTCTGAAAGAGTTTAAATTTGTGCAACAAGCAACTAAGGCTATTTAGAGCCGAGCGAAGCGAGGCGAGAGAGACTATTAGTCTCCCTTATTCACTTCGATACCGTCATAGTCGAACCATGAGTCAGCATACTCTTCAGCTTTTTCTTTGTATGTCATAATTGTAATGGTTTGGTTACAAGAAAGAATGTACGCTTATTCTGTTGCCAAGAAAGCGTACGAAACTCCGTGAGTTACTCAACAGTACGGGATTCGATGTGCAGACTTTTATCCGAAAAGTCATACACAACCTTTATCTCCACAAGAACAAGGCAATCGTCGCCATCTTGTGAATAATTTATCCCGTGTTTGCTGAGTAACTTTTTGATATATGCAAGTGTCTTATCATCTGCATATATCATTACCACATGTGCGTTGTCTGACATGACAATCTTATCAATTGCTATGTCATACAAACACATTGTAATATCTATTACACTATCCATAATTATATGAATCTTGTTAATAAAGTTACTGAACAGTTTAGCCACATGTTCGGGTGGGATTTTGTCTGTAAAGCTGGGAAATCTACCCAACTCGAAGGTTAATCAAAACTAACACCACCATACGTGTATGTATAGTAGTAGTTGTCCCAACAATCATCATTGTCGACACAATTGTCGAAATGGTCGTTGGTCTTACCTCCTAAGGCACACCAAGCATCCTCATCCTGATTGATGAGTGCTTTAGCAAGCTTTATAGATAGAACAAAGTCTACCTTTATGCCTACCTTAGCGCACTCAGTACGTATGAGCTTTGCTTTGCGTGCCTTCAATTTCTTTATTGTTGGCATAATTGTAATCACGTTCGCTTTTTTGGTGTGGAGCGATAACCAACATACGTTTGAAACCTACTACCGTGTACTCGTAGGAAACATACAGTGCAATATTTTTTGTTTTATTGCGAATCACGTAAAGTGTTTAAATTTGAACAGCAAGCGAGCCGACGACCGAACGAGCGAAGCGAGTGAGGGAGAGAGCAGCAATTAAAGCCCCCGAAGGGGCAATAATTACCTGTTTAACTCCTGTTCCCAAATTTTGACGAATTGCCAAAAGGCAACAACACCAGCAATAAGGAACAATACTGACATTATACACAGTTCAAACATGGCAAGTGTTATTGGCAAACTGTGTACAAATACCAACAACATTACGCCTACAGCAGAACTGCAGGCTCCTGCTACCATAAGTAGTAGTCCTTGGATGAATTTGTTCATTTTAATATATTTTAAAAGTTAGAGTAATCAAAAGAATGGCCTTTTGTCTACACGTTGGGAGGCCTAACCCAACAATGGTTACACGTTCTCGTCAGCCACACTAACAGCCTGGATGCGCATAGTCATGCCAGAAAAATGTTTCTGGATGTACTCTGCGAAAGCAGGGTTAGCGAACAAGTCTGCAACGCTGTTATACAGCTTGCTCACTTTGTGCTGTGGCACGCCATTGCGGTCACGTGTAACCATTACCAACTGATACTTTATCATATTGAAATGGTTTAATTGCAAACGTCTTTATGACTTCAGATTTGAACAGCAAGCAGCGTTGCATTGCCTGGCGGGGGTAGTTTGGATCAGCGATTTTCCCCGGGGGTTAAATGGGGAGAGTTTCGCGTTTTTGCATTCATTTCGCGTTTTTTTTTTACATTCTCAAAAAAAAAATAAATTTTTAATTTTTTGTTCTCAGGATAAGTGTGCAAATAATGAAGTTATGACAAAAAAAAATCGGGATCAGCAAAGCTGACCTCGATCTTAATCTTCATTTTCGTTCTTAAACAATGTTCTATGTAATATAAATATAGCAAATATTATCGAAATAGTTTGTAATGCTGCTGCTATATATTCTCCTGTTATTTGTGTCATTTTTCACTAAATACGATACTACAATAATAACCTATTATTGTGCCTATTAATAAAAGTATAAGTTCCATATTATTTATCTCTGTCTTCTAATATAACAGCCATAAATGCCATAGCAAATATAGCCACTATACTAAATGTTATTACTCCAATTACTGCATACATGACATATCTTCTTTTATAAGATTAGCTATTTTTTGAATGTCGGGGTGTGCATTTTTTGCACATCTGAGAGTTAAGAAATTAGCCCAATCTGTAGCAAATCCAGTTACCACAATCTCTGTTTTTAGAGCATTTGGGAGTACTTGTCTAGCTTGCTGTGCAATCCAACCTGTATTTATAAGGTAATTATATGAATATTCTGTATTTTCAAGGGTGTTTAAAAACATCTCCACAGGGTCATTTTTACCTTCTTTGGAGTACATTAGCTTCATTTCTGGTATATCACACCAATCACCATCCCAATAAGTATAATTTCCTTCAGATAGTCTATTTTCTAGCCATGTTGGGATTATATATGTAACATCGTTATTGAATTTATCAGTTGTATAATTACAATATCTTGTAGATTCTTGGGCAAACGAGAGTGTTCTATGGCGTACTATTTCATGTGACACACCTCTATCACAAATTATTCTATATGTGAAACGTCTTATATGGAATTTTGTAGGATCTGTTAAGTATTTTAGATCATCTTCCCATTTATTTTCTATAATAACTCTATAATTTGTAGTTACATATGCTGCACCATCGCCGTTTTGCTCAAATGTTACTCTGGAGTACGGGTTTATTATATATTTATATACGTTTATTTGTATGGCGTCATCTTTAGGGATAGTTAAATACACCGTACCGTGCTCTAACATAGCTGTATGACCACTATTTATCATACGTTTTGTGAATTCTTCACAGCTATTTTTAGTTATTCTCTTTTCAGATTTATAACACGTTCTACCTGCTAATTCTATCATCTTTTTAATACCTTCAAGACCTTTCTTTTGGTCGATTCTTGTAATACTAGACTTTATTAATTTCATATCCAAATAGTTATTTTATCAGTTTCAATGCCGCAATCTACAGCTTTATAGGTTTTTCCTGCATATCCCATACCATCGTCTTCAAACACTTCTATTGGCTTACTTAATATATCTTTAGATATATTATCTGTTGGGATATTTAAGGTTTTTAAGAGATCTATAACTCTTATTTGGTATTCAGGCCATCCTTGAAAATCATATCTCACCGGATTGTCCTGTGTAATCAGAGATGTTGTAGTCTCCTGATTTATAACGTCGGTTTTCTCTTTCTGTTGCATCTTTTATAGCTTTAATCATCTATGGATCCTTTAAATATTCTATTAATTTTTTCGCAGTCATCGTAATTTGATTTATTATCAACATGCTTTACATACTTAGAACACTTTATTGTCGTTTGTTCACCATCATTTTCACATTGTAAATCATATTGTATATTTGATATATAATCGTTATATTTATTGTATGCTTCTCTTTTTTCACGCTTTGTTTTGTAATATAATATACAATCCAACATCTGATCTCCGTTTACACATCCTCTTGCAAATACGTTGCATATATTTTGTATAAATGATATCATCCCGGATCTACCGGTCTTTGATTGTATTTTGTGTAACTCTTCTAACGCCTGTTTGAAGTATTTATTATCTTCGTCATATACAGGGTGTCCACCATCCATATATGCTACATTTATAGGAGTACCGTAAATAATGAAGTATTTACATTGGTCTGTAACCGGTGTGTATGTATAATACAGACTTAGATAGTCTGCATAATACAACACAGCGTTCAAACTTACAGCTTTTAGAAAATCAAACGTTTCCATATTGTACAAAATCTAACATTAAGAAATCAGCAGACGTACCAGCATATTTATATTTTTTATTATTTTTCTTAGCCCAGTATCTAGGGGAGAAATGGAATAAATTTGCAAAAAACCTTTTAATCTTTTCTTTAGTAGTTGGCTGCCATTTGAAATTCATAAACTCCCAATTTTGTTGTGTAATAGATGGATCTTTACAATCTACAATTTTACGCCATGGATGTTTAGCATAACCACCACAAAAAATTAAATTCGGGTATCTTTCAGTACATAATTTGAATAAATCTTTAAACCACACATAATCTCTGTCTTCGTCAGATTTAAGATTTTCGAGATTTAATTGTATGTATACGGGGTTATCTTTTGTGGATTTGCAATTTAAGTAATCAAATACATCTCCTATTGAAAAATCTTTATATTCTATAAGACCGTGAGCTGATATTGAATCATATTCATTTGATGTGCAACTAAGCCAGTCTCTACGTAATCTTATATCAAACAACCTAACTCCGTATTCGTACTGAGATTGTATATCAAGAGATTGACATTTGGATGTAAAGTTAATTAATTTTTGCCACCATACACACGGCTTTATAAAACTTAAACTATTATGTGATGCTAATTTCATATTATTTTTTCATTAAAGTTATATATATACATTTTGCAGCCCAACCTACTAAATAGGCATCTGCTTCTTGTGAATCTGTTGTTGTTGGTAATCCTATATCCTCGAATATAGATTGTTTTACATGTTCTGCTTCGTGACATATGTCTGATATATAATCAGCAGTAGATTTACATTTGTAACCTATACAAACAAGAATACAGCATTCTTGTGTCTTCTTATCTCTAGCATAGAATGTAAATGTTTCTGTTTCAGGATCCCATTCACTAGATATTTCTGTACCAGTTCTTGTTGTAAATCTGTCTCTGAGATCTTTAAGTGTTATATTCTTGCAAACATATAATGTTCTAGGATATATAACAGGATCATAACTGTCTATTATTTTTTTTGATTTCTTTTTTATCATGTTGTAATTGTTTTATTCTATCTTGTATATACCAAACAGCCTTATTAAGGTCTTCTATTTCTTTTTCAGTATTTGTAATACCGTTCTCTGTTTTAAGACCAGCCCTCCATAAATACTTAATAGCATTACCTATATCAAAACAATAATGTCTAGTTATATCTATACATTCTACACCACTAGGGTGTTCTTTATAGTATTTAGGGTTTATTCTATCTTTATCCATATAGTCTATAATATATTTAGTTTATAGTTATATAGGGTTATAATATTATATAGTTTATAATAAAGAACTACCTTATTAACCCCCTATAGTCCCCCTTCTTCTCCTTCTTTTTACAAATATATAACGTAAAAAAGACAAAAAGGTTGCAAAAATATAAATTTTTTATTCTTTTGCAACCAAATGAATATAAATTTGCGTTATAGCCGTGTAAACCACAAAATAGTGAGGAAACATTAAAATAAAAGTAATATGAATAAAACATTAATAGTAGCAAAGCCATATGCTTGGATGGAGCCTGGTGAAAAATTCACGCTCTCCGATAATGGCACAATGTATACAAACACACGTGTAGATGAATATTCAAATACGGATAAAGATTCTGATATTTCATCTCGAGTAGAAACAAGTTATTCTATTTCTACAGATGCAGCAAGTAAGCTTATAAAGGCTGGAATACTTACAGATAATGACACACAGAAGTCAGCATTTGTAAATGTATTCGATACAATGGATGATATGATCCATACTTATCAGGATGATCTTGATAATATTGATGAAGATATGAAAGATGCTCCAGCATGTTTGAAGATTGAGAAAGAAACGGTTCTTCGTAATTTGATTAAAACAGTATCTTACCTTAGATCACTTAAGAAGTAATGGAAGAAATTAAAGTAACAGATCAGACAAAAGTTGCAGAGGACGTAAGTAATCATATTAAGTATGATACTCTTACAAAGTTTCTTGTAAAACCATTACCTCTCAAAAAGGTAAAGAAAGAATTTACTGTTCCGATCCCAGTTGATAAGACACCTAAAAAAGACAAAGAGGGTGTTGAGGCGGTTGATTTTAATGGCGTTAAAAAAGAAACTAGAGAAGTCGATTGCGATTATAGAGAAGGCGTAGTATTGAAAGTGCCTCATCAGTATAAAGACACTGATATAAAAGTTGGTGATACAATAGCATACCCTAATAGAGCTGCTCAATATTTTGATCTTGTAAAAGATACACAGATTATAAATATTTACGATGTTGTAGCAGTAGTTCGTAATTGATAAAGTTTGTAAACAATTGGCTAAAGAATTAAATGAAGATCCTGAAATAGTACATCAAATAGTAATGTTCTAGTTTTAGCAAATAGTTGAAAAAATGAAAGATCTTAATAATACAAAAGATATTCTTTTAAATCAATTGTTCAAATTCAAACTTAAAACGAGATATAAAAATAATAAATCTTTAAAATATTGTACACATGATTAATAACATTGTAGTTGGCGGACAAGTATTTGCATTGAATACAGACACATCTGAAGTAACACGTACAAGAGAACTTGGTTGGGGATATACAAGAGCTAGATATTTCGTTGAAAAAGCGGGCAAGTTTGTATTTCCTAAGGACTTTGAACTTGATACGATCGATGTTGACGCTGGTGATTTTATTGTAGTGTTTGAAACACCTGATGACAATTACCGTTATGTGAAAGCTAATTTAAAAGATGCTATTACATATATGGATGAAATTGATGAACATCGTAAAGAAATGAGAAAGAAGAGATCTGAACAAATTTCTGAAGATACGTGTGCTGATGAAGATACGTGTGTTGGTTGTGATAATAATTAATTTTATATAAATATGGCTACTAAGAAAACAAAAACAATTCAAACAAAATCATATACATATGATTTTTCAAAAGATGGTCTTACAGATAGTTATAAAACTATCGCTTTGACTAAACATAATAACATGCATGACTGGGAACAGTCTGTAATATCTGATAATGCAGTTGATACTTTCTTTAAAAGAATGACAGCAGCTATTAATGATGAATATGCAGACTATCCGTCAACAGAGCATGTTGCAATAAATAAGGTTACGGTTTGTAATAAGAAGCCGAACGTTTTTAAACGCTTCTGGAATTGGATTACTCGTAAGAAGTAATAAGTAATCTTGGAGGATATCAAATCTCGGGTTCGATTCCCGAATTACTACTCGCTTAACGCGTATGTGTCGAGAGGCTCCGACGGAAAACTACCTCATTTTCCCCTGTAGTATAAAGGAAATACATGAAGCTCTAACCTTCAAATTGCCCGTTCGAGTCGAGGCCGGGGGGACTATTAAAAAAAATAATAAAGCATATATGGAACTGAAATTTAAAAGATTGAACGATAAGGCTATTATGCCAATCAAAGCTCACAAAAGTGATGCTGGTTTAGATTTGACATGTACTGAAATTCTTCCAGTACGAAATGCATGTAATCAACTGTTATTGGAATATCATACAGGACTTGCTGTAGAAATTCCAGAAGGTTACGTAGGCCTATTATTCCCACGTAGCAGTGTATTTAAAACGTCTCTTATACAGTCAAACTGCGTTGGCGTAATTGATAGTGGTTATCGTGGCGAAATTAAAGCAATCTTTAGAAATACTACTGATGTGATTCCAGCTGTATATCAAGAAGGAGAAAGGTTCTGTCAACTTGTTATAGTACCTAATCCAGAGATTACAGTAACTGAAGCAACAGAACTTAGTGAATCAGATCGTGGTGAAGATGGTTACGGTTCCACAGGAAACAAGAATGACAAGAATACTAGCGCAGAGCAACCTGAAGATGACGATCATACAGAGTCTCCAGCGGCGGTTACAAAGGAGGAAGTAACTGAGACAGCAGCGTAAACCGGTTACATGCTGTATTGATAAGGGAGTATCCTAATTGGGGTACCCCCTTATCGTGTTTATACATATTAACAATTAACTAAACAATTATGCATAATATATTTGAACACGGACCGCTTGCTGAAATGGATATGGAACATAGGAGAGCTCTTAGCGGTCTTGCATCTAAGATAGCTTATCACATACAAGATAACGATGTACACCTTACGGAAAAAGAAAAAGCTGCTGTAAAGAAATTAGTCGAGGATTCACAAACCACATAGTAGGTAGATATAGATCTTTCAGAATACGCAAAGAAATCATCAATTCCTACAAAAGTATCATAGCTTGAAAATGATAAAGGTTATATAACAGAGATTGGTGATTAGTTTATGACTAAGGCTGAAGCTGAATCATATATAAATAAAATACTCAGTGGCTTAGACATAGCAACTGTTGCGCAATTAAATAATGCGATAAAAGATTTGCAATCACAAATAGATGGCAAGTGTACTATAGATCAAGTAAACACTCTTATAGTTGAGAAACTTGGTGCTATAAATAATACTCTCACAATCCACGACAAACAAATTCTAAATCTTGAAAATGAGATTGCTAACTTAAAAGAAGGTGGTACATTTACACTTGAACCAGCTACTGCAACAAAACTTGGAGGTATTAAAGTTGGAAAGAATCTTACTATTACAGCAGATGGTACATTAAACGCAGATGCTTCAGGTTCTGGTAGCGGAAGTAGCACTGGTACAAGCCAATATACAGACTTTAGATTTAAACGCAGTAATTCCACCCCTCCAAGACCTACAGATTCTACAGCAACAGGGTGGTCTGATTCAGTTCCTGTTGGTACAGAAGATGTTTGGATGATATCAAGAGTTGTTACTATAATAAATGATAAAGAAACATATGGTCAATGGTCTACGCCACAACGTATGTCCACGACAGCTAGTTTCATTTGTTTGTATTCAAGTAGACAGGACAAGCCTTCAGATCCACCAACACCTACAAAACCTACAGGTACTGAGTGTATGAATGATTCTACATATGTTCAAAATTGTAGAAATGCAGGATGGTCGTGGACTACAACAGATCCGTATTGGATGGCTGCATCTACATGTAATGGTGGTGTATGGGACTCGTGGGTTGTGTCTAAGATCAAAGGTGAAGATGGTAAAGATGGTACTGGTATCAACATACACGGAGAGATAAATGGTGCATCAGATGGGTATAATCTGAATTCTACAAATTTAAATACTACTCACGATACATGGTCATTGGTTAAGGGTTCTACAATCACTAAAACAGATAATACTACAGAAATACCACAGGTTGGATATTGTTATAAAATAAAAGGTGGTGAATTGAATGGTCATATTATAATCCTTGCTGATAATTCTCCACAATACCAATGGGTTGATTTAGGTATTATACAAGGTGATTCTGCTTATGTTCATATTAAGTTTACAGATGATGCTCGTGTAATAGATCCAAATACATCACATGACATTAATATTACACTTCTTGAAACTCCTGCTAAGTATATGGGTATATATACAGATAATAAGGAGACAGATTCTAATAATTGGTATGATTATAAATGGGGTTTGAATAGCGGTAAGGACGGATTTAGTTATCAGTATATATATACTGCTACATATGACAGTACTAAACCAAAGGCTCCAGCATATCAGAAAGGGCAAATAGACGCATCTGATGAAGGTGATAATAGTTTTACAGATGAGAATGGTGTAACATGGTATGATGACCAAATGGATGTATCTCCTACAAATAAATATATTTGGCGTTGCTGGGTTAAAACAGACTAGGTGAATGGTACTTGGAACGGACCGACACTTATAGCTAATTATGGAGAACCTGGTAGTGTTACTGGTATAATGAGATCTGTTATTATAAATGATAACATTACAATTGAAACAGACAGTAACGACCATCCTGTTGGGGATTTTAGCGGTTTTTCTACTGGTAATAACTGTACTTATTATTGTTTGGTTAAAATATTCAATGGTACAGAAGATATAACAGCGACTGTATATAAAGATGTTATAGTACGTAATTATCCTTCTGGTACTACTGCTGCAGGATTTTATCTAGAAGAATCAAACGGTGATGATTATAGAAAACTTGACGAGAATGGTTATATTAAATTTGGTGTAATTTGTTTAAACCAAAATACCTACCAATTAACAGAAATTCATTCTGCAGAAATAATTTATCAAAATCAAGTATTGGGTGTTATTACAATGAAACCTTCAAAGGGGCAGGCTGTATATGAGTTAAATATAACCCCAGATGTTATTTACGATAAAGACAAAGATGAAGACAGTTCTCAAATCAACGTCGCTATTTATAAAGTTAGTAATGGAGTTAGAACATTAGCGGACGATTCTGAAATAAATAAAGTATTATGGATAACATACAGTAATGGCGATATTGATACAAATGTTTTATACAATTCACGCCAATATGATATTAACTTAGATAAATCTTAGGTAAGGCCGTATACTTATACATTTAAACTTCAAAAAGGAAATGATATATTGGACATTGAAAAAGTATCAGTATTCCCAATGTACAATGACAAATATGTTGTGGAAATAATTCCTACGTATCGTAATTTCTCAAAATCAATAAAACAGTCAGATTTCGGAAATACAATAAAATTACCTTCTGTGAGTCCTGACGGTACTATAATAGCATATAATGAATGGACTACAAATTTAACTAATATTAATTTGTCTGCTAGTGCACCTGTATTATGGAGAGTAGATATATATAAATATTCTAATGATACATACGCTATTCCAAACCCACCTTTTGTTGCTCAAATATTTGGTAATGGCATAGGTTTAGCAAGCGGTAAATATACATATAGGTCGTATTATCTGAATAGTGAATCTTATCACAACGATAATCAGTAGATAGATTATGTGGCATATGGTACCACAGTAATAGATGGAAATCCGTATTTTCAATATTATGTACGTAAAGGACCCGAGGGTGTTTGTACCGGAATAGATCCTACAAATACAGAATATTGGCAACCGTTTGCAGAGTTTGTTGCATTAGGTGCTCAATTCATTACAGCAGATCAAATAAAGGCGAGATTAGTCGATACGCACAAACTTACAGCTGATAATATAGATACTACAGATCTGAGTGCAGAGAACATATATGCTGTGGATTCCCAAAAAAGTGTTATTGCCGGAATATCTGCAAAAACAGCTTTTATTGAAAATAATGCAGGAGGTCCTATATTATGGGTAGATCCATCTGGCGCACATTCAATAACAGATTTAGAAAATAGTCAAGATCCAGGAGCTGTTGTATTAAATAGCAATCCCAGGTTATATATAGATAGCTTAGGTAGAATTGTTACGGAAACAGATTATGGACGGTTAATATTATAGGAAGGATCACTAATTAGTTATGACAAAGAAATTGAAAGAAATGTTATAACTATCAATAGACAAATGATTGCTCTGGATGATGACCAAACAGGAACTACAATAAAACCCGGATTGATACATGTTGGAAGTGAAACAGATATATCAGATAACGGAATAACTACAAGTACATTTACTTCTAATAGTGTGCAAACTGGTCATTATTCATCGTCGGAATTAAATGGAAATGGACCTCTTGTTTTTTATAGTTCTCAGTTATACACATTTAAACAACTTATAAATTTATATGGAGATGCTTCTAAAATACCAGCAGGAGCTGTATATACAGGAGAAAACGAATCTACAAATGGTAGAACCGTTGCTAAACTATATGTAGTAAAACAGTAATTATGTTTGATATACAAGGTAATAAAATAATACTAAAAACAGATGAACTTGCAATACCTCCATTTAAAGATTTCTATAACAACGCTAAAGATAAATCTCAAGCGTTAAAAGAAATAGAGTTTATTATATGGAGGTATAAATGGAATACTCCATATGAAGCTTATCCTGAAAAGGAAAGAACAAGGAGAGTTGGAAAAGATGTTTTTGGTATAGATAATTATGTACCTGCAGATGATATAAAGGAGTTAGCGAAAAGGTTTAATGAGTTTCAAGAAACTCCTATGACCAGATTGCTAACTTCTTCAAAACATGCTGCAGAGGCGATAATGAATGTAATGAATGATTATTCACAAGAAGACCTAGATATAGACACCGCTACAAAAGTTTCAAAATTACTTAAAGATATAAGTGGCATTATTAAATCACTTGATGTAGCTATGAAACAAGCTAAAGCTGAGCAAGCTGAAACTGGTAGAATTAAAGGTGGTGGTATTATAGGTCTTTATGAAAGTCCTAAATAATGGTTGATTTTAATTAGCATATAAAGAATACTAAGAAGTTCTGTGAAGCAGCAGAATTTTATAAAGTACATAAATGTTATACTTTAGCTCCCAGAGGTACAACAGATTATGTTAAATATTGGGAGCGTGAAACAGACAGGTGTTTAAATGGGTACACAGCACCAGACGGGGATCAAATAACTGGTTATCACTACTTCTATCTTAACTACTGTCCTATCATGAGATTGAACGAAACAGAATACACAGATAGAAATGGTGATGTACGTAAACGAAGGGAACGTATATTTGACTTTCCTAAATTCTGGGATTATGATTATTATTATTTTAATGCTGTAGAAGAAGCTGAAACAGTAGGTAAACACATGGCAGTATTAAAATGTCGTCAAAGAGGATATAGTTTTAAAGGTGCTGCAATGTTAGTTCGTAATTACGAACTTATCCCAGGTTCTAAAAACTTTGCTGTAGCATCAGAATAGAAATTCCTTGTTGGTGATGGTTTGTTAACAAAAGCTTGGCAAATCATGGATTTTATAGACAAGAATACAGCGTGGGCTAAACAACGTTTGACATCCACACGTATGGAACGTGTATCCGGATATAAAGTAACTGACGAATTCGGTAAATAGACAGAGCAAGGTTATTTGTCAAGTATTACAGGCATTACACTAAAGAACGATCCTGAACGTATTCGTGGTACTCGTGGTAGATTAGTATTATGGGAAGAGAGCGGCAAGTTTCCAAGCCTATTAGACGCATGGCGTGTTGAACAACCTGCTGTAGAAACCGACGATGGTGTAGCATTCGGTCTTATGATTTCGTTTGGTACTGGTGGTACAGAAGGTGCTTCATTTGACGGTTTGAAAGAGCTGTTCTATAAACCTAAAGCATATAATGTATTATCTTTTCCAAATATATGGGACGATAATGCAGAACAAACAGAATGTGGATTTTTTGTTCCTGCGTGGAGTAATCTGGAGTCTTTTGATGAAAACGGTAAATATGTTTATATGGATGAGGACGGAAATAGTCTTCGTGAAAAGACAATAGAAGAACTCATTAAATAGCGCAACGTTATTAAAGATGGAGGTGCTAGTCAATAGTCTATAGATAGGTTTATATCTGAGCGTCCTATAAAACCGCAAGAGGCTGTGTTAGAGTTGGGTAAAAATATATTTCCACGCAAATTGTTAATGGATCAGCTTACACGCATACGTACAAATAAGAAACTACAAAGTATGAAACATATTGTAGATCTTAATTGGGATGGTAATGGTGGTATAGTAGCTACAGAAAAGAAGAGCGGAGATATAACTAATTATCCATTGAAGAAAGATCAGAAACCAGCAGGATCTATAGTAATATGGGAATATCCAGTAAAAGATCCTCCTTTTGGTTTGTATATAGGTGGATGTTTAACCCCAGGAGAAAAAGTTTGTACACAACGTGGATTGGTGAATGTCGAAGATGTTACCCTAGATGACCAACTTCTAAATAAGAATGGAACGTTTGTAGAAATAAAAAATCTTTAGAGATATGACAAAAAAGGCGAACCTATTTTCACATTGAAACCATGTGGGTCGTTTAGAACTACAACATTTACAGGAGAGCATCCGATATGGATTCATAATAAATAGTTTGTAAAAGCTAAAAATGTAAAGCAGGGAGATTGGCTGGAAATACCAAATGTATATAAAGTAGATTGTGTTGCAGACGACGATTATCTTGCAAAATTATATTATTTTTATGGTTTATGGTTAGGAGACGGATTTTGTAGTAAAAATGGAAATTCTTACGACATATATTTATCAATAGGAAAAGACGAACAAGAGTTAGCACAGTTTTATGACAATTTAATTTTCGAGCTGTTTGATAGAAAATGTATACATGTACATAAAGATAAAGAACAAACACGAAGATTTACGAATAAAGATTTGTTTTTAAAGCTCGAGTCTTTATTTGGTACAAACGCATATAATAAAAGAATCCCAGAATGTATAAAGAAATTACCGTATAATTATAAATTACATTTTTTACAAGGGTATCTTGATTCTGACGGTTCTGTATTTCTTGATAATGGAAAAGTAAGAACTAATTTTACAAGTGTGAGTTTGGAACTTTTAGAGGATGTTCAAGATATGCTTTTCGGGATGGGTATTGCCAACAGTATCGTAATACACCAAAAAGAAACCACAAATAAATAGGGTGTTCACTCACAACAATCGTATAGAATAAATATAAGTAGATCTGATTAGAAATCTTTAGCGTTATTTCCAATATTTAGTAGCAGGAAAATTAAATTATTGAGTACTGCGGAGTATTCTCCGTATTCTAGAATGGATATAAAATTCACGGAGAATAAAGTGTTATTAAAGATTTAGAGTGTAAAAGAATCATTGTATACCGGAATTGTGTATAATTTTGAATGCGATACACACACGTTTATGTGTAGAAACATCTTAACGCACAATTGCGACCCGTTAACATATCAGCGGGGTATAATCGAGCAAAAACGGTGAAAGTCTAGAACAGAAAACACCGTGCTAATCTTATGGATTGCGAAAGGCCATAAGACAGTGTAACGCATAGGAGATGAATAAATATAATTCTCCCACGAGTACTCGACGCCAACTTGGTGATAATATATGCTGAACTACATGGGGACATGTAGAAGTTAAGATAAAAAGCTTAACGATAACAAATTGATGATCACGATGAGTCTTTTACAAACTCATTAGGATCTACATTTATATTTAAGCGTGTACAAGCCGGAGAAGCTTGGACAGATGTAATAGTAGCAGAATATTCAGGTAGACCTGATACTGCGGAAGAATATTATGAGAATGTTCGTAAACTATTAATATTCTATAATGCAAGATTACTCTTCGAGAATGAACGTAAAGGTATATACCCATACTTTACAAACAAACACTGTGATTACTTATTGGCAGATCAACCTGATAAAGTAATCAGTGAATTATTTAAAAACTCAACAGTACAACGTAGAAAGGGTTGCCATATGACAAAACAAATACGTGCATATGGTGAAGGTTTAGCATTGGAATGGATGATGGAAGAATTTGAACCAGGGCACCCTAATGTTGAACGAATATTAAGCGAACCTTTAATTGAAGAGCTTATAATGGATGATTAGGTTCGTAATGTCGACCGTGTAATAGCACTGTGCATGGTCATGATTTATAGAGAAGAATTATATCAAGTAAAAGTAGCTAGTGCTAAAGAGAAAAATAAGTAGGTAGAACTCTTCGAGAAACCACTGTTTAGTAATTAGTGGTGGGATGATGGTCCTCCAGAAGATGATTCGCCAATATTTAGTTTTTAATCAATGGTAGAAGATAATTTATATAATTCGAGATTCCCTTAGCAGAAATTACCGCTATCGAAAAAAAATGAGAAATGGCAGCATGATTGCGTAAATTATATTATTGGCGAAGGCAATATCGTTTCAGGGGGATAGACGCATACTGCACATGGAGAGATGCAGACTTATTATAATCTGTATAATAGTATTTTCGATGAGAAAGATTTTAAGAAGATAACAAATCCATTTAAGGTTGAAGAAGGGTTTCCTGCAACGCCTTAGGATTTTAATATTATCAGACCTAAAATCGATCTTCTTATTGGAGAGGAGACTAAGAGACCGTTGAATTTTAGAGTAGTTCGTACTTCACAAGAAGCTACTTCAGAATTAATGGAAACTTAGAAATAGTTATTAATGCAATATATGCAATCTGCATTAATGGCACAAATGGGTCCGGAAGAACAGCAATAGTTCTAGCAACAATTGCAAAGTGGAGAAATAATGCCACCAGAACAAATTGCTAAATATATGGACAAAGATTACAAAGACGTTGTTGAGAATACAGCATATCACACTCTTACATATTTACGTGAAAAACTAGGCATCGACAATGAGTTTATCAAAGGCTGGAAAGATGCTCTCATTAGCGGTTAGGAAGTATATTATGTTGGTGTCCTCAATGATGAACCTTATATGGAACGGGTTAACCCTATGTATTTTTCATATGATCGTAGCCCTGATCTAGAATTTATAGAAGACGGCGCATGGTGTTGTAGAAGAATGAGACTCCCTATTACTGAAGTGTATGATAGATATTATGATAAACTTACAGAGAAAGATCTTGACAAACTTGAAGAGATGATAAATGCTGTACCAGCTAATAATCTTGGAGAGCATGGTCCTAGAGATGATTTTAGAGGCATACAATTACATTTTTACGATAATCCTATATATGATGAAAAAGGTAATCATAATGTAAACGTATGGCATTGCTGTTGGAAGTCATTTAAAAAGATTAACTACGTAACAACACAAGACGAATAGGGTCAAATGCAAGTAGATATTGTTGACGAAACATATCAACCAACTGGTCAAGAAATAAATATAGAACCTGATTGGATTGTAGAAGTGTGGGAAGGATATAGATGTAGTAACGATTTATATTTTGGTATAGAACCAATAGCTTATCAACATGTAAGCATCGACAATCCAAATAGTCAAAAACTTCCGTATTGTGGGGCTATATATAGTAATACAAACAGCAGACCTAGATCACTTGTGAGTATACTTAAGCCATTACAATATATGTATATTGTATTATGGTATAGACTAGAGCTTGCTTTGGCTAGAGATAAGGGTAAAGTTGTAAATATGGATGTTACACAAATACCTAAATCTATGGGCATTTCCCCTGATAAATGGATGCACTACCTTTCTAGTGTAGGTGTTAACTTTATTAACCCGTATGAAGAAGGGTGGAATATACCAGGACGTGAAGGTGGCAAACCCGCACAATTTAATCAAATTACTGCTTTGGATCTTACGATGTCTAATGTGATAGCCGAATATATATAGTTGATGGACAAAATAGAACAATTGGCCGGAACTATATCAGGTATTACAGAACAACGGCAAGGCGCAATTAGTACATCCGAACTTGTTGGCAATGTGGAACGTAGTGTTACACAATCTTCACATATCACAGAACCTTTATTTTGGGTACATGCTCAAGTAAAAAGACACGCTTTAAATATGCTGTTAAATACAGCCAAAGGTGCTTGGCAGGATACTGGTAAAGATAAATTGCAATATATATTTGATAACGGTGAACGTGCTTTTATAGATATAACAAAGAAGTTCTATTATGAAGATATGGATGTATTTGTATCAGATACATCTAAAGATCTTGAAAATATATAGAAACTACAACAACTTATTCAACCAGCTATGCAAAACGGTGCATCGTTGTTAGAAGCTGCAGAAATTCTTACAAATGATAACTTCAATATCATTAAACAGAAACTTAAAGACATGCAAACTCGTCAAGAACAGCAAGCTCAGCAACAGCAACAAGCACAAGCAGAACAAGAGCAGAAGATTCAAGAAATGCAGAATCAAGCTAAAGAACAAGAACTTATGTTGCAAGAAGCTCAGATGGATCTTACACGTTATCAAATTGATCAAGATAACGCTACTAAGATTGCAGTAGCTGAGATTAGTGCTTATCGTGGTACAGAGGATAAGGATGCTAATATGAACGGTATACCAGATCCGATGGAGATCGCAAAAGATGCGACAACCTAGATGAAGATAAGAGCTGATCAATACACTAAGGATTATGAGATTAAACAAAAACGCGAGATCGAAAATCAAAAGATCAAGCTTGGAAAAGAACAAATGACTCATGAAACATAGTTACAGAAACAAAAAGATGATGCTGCTATGGAACGTGAAAAATTAAAAGCAAGAACAGCGTTAAAGAATAAAGTATCTGGAGAGAAGTAATATGATATATCAATATAATAAACCTTCGGAATTACTTGCCAGACAAAAACAAACTGGCGAGTCTTATTGGGATATGATAGGAGAACCATTACCGAAATTCAGAGGTGGTAAGAATAATGCAAATCAATATAGAGATTTTGTATAGACGCATCGTAGAAAACTTTGGAGATTCTTAGTTGCAAATAATTATCCTACTATAGCATTAGACAATATGATACGTTAGATGGCATATGAATCACAATATGGTACATCTAATGTAGCAAGAACAAATCATAATTATTCTGGATATGGATATAATGGAAAAACATATACCAACTTTAAAAACGATGAGGCTTTCTATAGAGCTTATGTAGCATTAATGAAAAAGATGGGTACAATAGGTATTCAAGATACTAGTAAGTTTGTAAAACAATTAAAAGCGAAAGGGTATTTTGAAGATTCTCTTGAGAATTATATGAATAATATGTCTAATATGAAGCAAGCTAATAAATGGATTAATTACGAGATTAAAAATAGTCCACAATTTTATAAACAGGCATAGATGAAACTGTCAGACTTTGATCCAGATGAACAAGACGTTGCTCCAACAGATGCTACAACTGTTGCTAAACCTGAAGTAGTTCCTTAGAAAATACCTGCGGATACAACAACACAGCCGATATCATATGAACCAGATCAAGAGTATA